GGATGGTTTAGTTACTTTACGCAGAACCCCACCGGGTTGAGATTCGTTCCTCCGGTGGGGTTTTGCCTTGTCACCATATCTGCGGTAGAATAAACATATGGACATTCTCAGGTTCAAGCCGAGAGCATATTGGAAGTTAGATAATACTTCACCATTTACTGACTATGCGGGGTATTCCAAGTCAGCCATTTTGACCGGTACCGAGCAAAGAGGTACCAGTCTTACAAGCAACTGTGAATACTCTCAGTATCTAGATGCCAACAGATTGATTACATTTAACTACTCACCATTTAGTAATGACAGAGTATTTAATTCCTTTTCTCTTGCCGCTACTGTATGTCCAGTGTATCCGACTCAGGATATGGAGGCTCAAGAATATCGAGAAAATATTGCCACGAATCCTTCTTTCGAACATGCGACTACCTACGTTAGCAATCCTTTGACCACAAGTGTAAATACTTTTGATACAACTATGTTTACACACGGCACTCGTTCGATGAAGTTCGTAAGAGACGCCGCAACACCGAGCGCTACCATCGCCGGTCCGTACGTGGGGCATGTTACTAAAACTTCTGTTGGCGCTATTCTTGTCACATATGGCTTGACATATTCAACTGGCACTTTAGTACGAGCCAATGTCGATTGCGAGGCCCGTCTAGGACAAATTGGAAGAAATGCTGCCAGTGCAGGTACAGGAACGGTGTACAGCACCTACCAGCCTATTGTTGCTAATACATGGACTGTTATTAAGCATGAGAATTGGACACCTCTGGGCGAGACCACAGACCACGTTAGCACTAGGGTAGAATTCCGTTTAACATCTGGTGTTACGGTTGGTGGTGAAACTGTTTGGATTGATGGACTGATGTTTAATGAAGGCCCAACTGTTCAATCATACTTAGACGGCTCCATGCCAGGTATGGAATGGAGCGGCACTGCTAATAATTCTGTTTCCAGAACTCGCACGAATATTTCTAAAGTTAACCTATTGGAAAACCCTTCTTTGGAGTCTAACGGTCTGGCCGTAGGCGGGTCAACCAACAATGGTGCTGTTTACCCAATTACCGCAGACACGACTTACAAGTTGTCTGGCCTCAGGTCCTTGAGGTCCACTAAGACCCCCGGCTCTACAGCGACCCGAAGTGTATGTAGCGCTTATAGTGTTGGTAGTGGTAGCGTGTCTATTCAAAAGGCATTTCCAGGAGAAACTTTTGTTTTTTCTGTTCATGTACGACCAGGGCAGGCTCAATATGAAGCGACTGCCGGAATGTATTGGTATAACAGTGCGGGTGGTCTTATAACATCCCAATATGGGAGTTGGACTCCTATTGTTGATTCAACTTGGAATCGCATTTATGGCGCAGTCACGGCTCCCGCCGGTACAGCAGGATACCGAACGCTACTTGAAGTTAGAAAGGTATCGGGAGCAGGCAACGCCGCAGATAATGATTTTGTTTCATTTGACAATGCTATGCTAACTCGTGGAAGCGAATTAACAGATTACTTTGATGGAGCAAGCCCTGGTGCCGCCTGGAGTGTTAATGTAAATACATCTCCGTCATACATGCTTGTATCAGAAGGAGAACAACAGATTCTTTCTAGCCCAGGACAAATGGATGGTCTCACCATCGAGGGTAATGAGATTAGTTTTACCACTATCCATAAGAACTCTGGTGAAGCAAGATGCTCATACACTCTAGATTACCCCAAGAGGGTCTCATTGATTGGGGTACATACTCCTGTCAAAAATAGTCTATATATTGATGGAGAACTAGTAGCAGAAGTAGACCTTACTTCTGAACAAAGACTGGACTCCTACCTTACTACCCCTGCAACTATGGTTAGTGGACAAACATACTCTGCCCAAGGATTGATGGCTAATGAACTAGCAATCTTTGAGTCTGCACTAGATGGTAATGCAGCCAAGATTATCTATGACGACCAGACTAGAGCAAATGTAATAGATATTCCTGCTGTCTTTGGTGGAGAAAAGATTTCTCTATCTACCGCCCTTCGCAATCCTGCCCTTTCATATGTGTGGAAGGAGTCTGGACATTGGGACAAGGCTATGCAGGTTAACTGCATCACTGATGAAGACCTACTTATTCCAGAGACTCGCAATGGGCTATCTGTCGATGCCCAATGGTTAACCAGTGTCAATATGTACAACGGTGCAACTGTCCTCAACGTTAGTGAAATCAATGTTGACTATAGCGGATATGGTGCAACTGTTTCTATCTCTCTCGATGGAGTGAACTGGACGGTAACGAATGGAAGTACAGTTCAAAACTTCAACCCATACAAGAAGGACCTATATGTCAAAGTAGACTTCGCAGCAGGTCTAGAAGATGCATACCTTGATAACCTGACCATCAACGCATTCACAACGAATGTTGCCACCACAAAGAGCGATAGAACTATTACCTACAATGCTCCAACAACTGTGCTTAGAGAGTATCCAGTTCAAGAACTCCACTCTAAGTGGGGAGTCAAAATAGAAACAGGAGGCAGTGTATCTATTGCTTCTGCTGATGTAGCCACCTTTGAAACATGGTTTAAGCCAAGCGTTGCTGTTACCAATTGGACTGCTTTTTCTTATGGTTCTGGTGACCATTATATTAATGGTGTCTCTGCTGGACAAACAACTTTAAACCCAGGGCAGTGGTATTTGATTCATGTTGTTCCCGCTGCTGCTACAGTTGCTAATAATCCACTAGTACTTAATGCACCGGGAACCTATGGTCAAGTAGCAGTTTACAAGACGAAGTTAACTGCAACACAGGTCGCAAATATCTACCGCGAGTACTCTGGACCAATTACTACCACAGTAAGCGATTCTACGACACTAACTGTGACACAACCGGCTGCACCAGCGCTGATTTATGGCACTGACTATGCAGTAATTGCCGGTAGCCAGTAAGTTATTTGCAATAACAATACTTACATGGTAGTCTAAACTCATGTCATTAAAAACAACGAACAGAGAATTCATCAAGGAAGTCCCCTGGGGAATGCTTGTATGGGAATGTGAGTCAGGCGAATTCGCTGCTGACCAAGACGGCTCTCTTATGTACGTCTTCCTAGACGACCGTAATCCAAAGAGATTAGAAGCCTCTACGAAGGCTCTCTCTGAGGCAGCCAAGGCTTATGGATTCCCACCGGGAAAGGCGAAGTTCCTTTCCGGTCGTCGTCCTATTAGTGACGAAGAACTTGAGAATCAACTCTCCCGCGCAGACGCAGGCTTAATTCCTGACCCTCTAGATATCGCGGCTATCAATCACGAGGCAAAGGCGTTGAAGATGCAAAATGCAAGAGGCTAAAGTAAGGTCCGTAAGAGCGGTAACCGAAGAAGAAGACAAGTTACCTGAGATTCCAGAAGTCTATACAGCAAACAAGGTAGAGATACAGGAATTTGAAACTGACGCATTCTTGCGTAAGGGCGATGACCTAAAGGCATTGAGGGGTGTTCACCCTAACACTAAGCGTAGAATTACTAACGAACTTAAGAAGTTCGGACATTCCGCTGATGGTGAGACCGGCTCAAAGCAACTCAATGACAACTCAGAGATTACTGGATATGACGCCTTCGGCGTTATCCAGCCTCCACACGACCTCGCAGCACTGGCTGCTATCTATGAGGTATCTGGTCCCCACTACTCCGCTGTTAATGCCAAGGTTTCCAACATTGCTGGACTCGGTTATAACCTTGTTGAGACTCGTAAGACCAAGCGTGCTATTGAAGCATTAGAGGGTAACGAGAAGAGTCTCGCAAAGGCTCGCAAGAACCTCACCGCCCACAAGGATGAGATTGAGGAATGGCTAGAGTCTCTAAACGATGAAGATTCTATCAATGAAATTCTTGAAAACATCTGGCGAGACTACGAAGTAACCGGTAATGGTTACATCGAAATTGGTCGCAAACGTGATGGTGAAATCGGGTATGTAGGACATATTCCTTCTCACACTATTCGTGTACGCCGTGAGCATGATGGATTCGTACAGATTAGTGCTAACAAGACTCAGTACTTCCGTAACTTTGGTGAGACTACTTCAAACCCAATAGGAAACGACAACAACCCTAACGAACTTATTCACATCAAGCGTTACTCCCCAGCAGGAGGAAACTACTATGGTGTTCCAGATATCATTGCCGCACAGCACGCTGTAGCCGGTAACAATTTCTCTGCTCAATTCAACCTTGATTACTTTGAGAACAAGGCTGTACCTCGTCACGTCATCACACTTAAGGGTGCAAACCTAGGTGTTGCCGCACAGGCTGAGTTGCTAGCATTCTTTGAGACTGGACTTAAGGGTCAAAACCACAGGTCTCTATTCATTCCACTACCCGCTGACGACGGTATCAACAAGGTCGAGTTTAATATCGAGGCTGTCGAAGCCGGTACACAAGATGCATCATTCACTAAGTACCGCGATGGCAACAGGGATGAAATCCTTATGGCTCACCGCGTACCAATTACCAAGGTCTCCACTGCCTCCGGTGTCAGTCTAGCGAACGCCAAGGATGCTGACAAGACCTTCAAGGAGCAGGTCTGCCAGCCACAACAATCCATCTTGGAGAAGAAGTTCAACCGAATTGTCAAGGAGTACACAGACGCATTCGAGTTCAAGTTGAACGAAATGACTCTAACAGATGCTAACACTCAGTCTCAGATTGATGAGCGTCGTGTCAAGAACGGTATTGATACCGCTAACGAAATTCGTACACGTGACGGTAAGCCTTCCATTGAGGGTGGAGACGAGCGTGTTGACCCTAATGCTGCTAACAAGTTGAAGGAACAGGCTAATGAAATCTCAGCCGAAGGTAACAGAGCCAGAGACGCGGAGCGTTCCGCAAAGGCAACCGATTCAGCAGGTGCTGCTAGAAACCCGAAGGGTGAGGGTCGTACGACTCCTTAATTAGAATGAGAGAAAGACTAGACAAACTAGCGGAATCACTCTTACAGCCAATCAATCCATCACTGATAATTGTATTAGGACTGTACACGATTCTATGGGGGCTATGGGTTGTTAATCCTTTCTGGACTGTGTTCACACAGGCCGGACTTTACTCTGCCCTTGCAATGAGTGGTGGAGAGTATATCTGGGGTGGATTGGTACTCGCAGCCGGGGTACTGATTACAAGAGGTGCTGTTAAGCCTTCCTATGACAATCTAATACTAGGTTCAGGTGTAGGCTTCCTTACCTGGCTAGTCGTTGGTATTTTTTATATCTTAGGAGATTGGGCATCTACTGGTGGTATTACTGCTATCGCATTCTCTGTATACTGCCTATTGATTTACCTAAATATCAAGGTAAACAAGACTTACTTCAAGGCGAAGACACGCAGATATTTGGCGTTAAGAAAACAATAATGCTAGAATTACATTATGAGCAAGCCAGAGTTTAATAAGGCAAACTGGACCAACGTTGAGGGTAACACTCTCCACATGGGTGCAGAGATTGTCAAGGTAAACAAATCCAAGCGTTTGGTATCTGGGTGGGCAACACTAGATAACGAAGACACTCAGGGTGACATTGTTACCGCTGAGGCGTCCGCTAAGGCATTTGCTCGTGCCCGTGGCAATCTCCGTGAAATGCATAAGAAGGATTCAGCGGTAGGTAAGATTGTCAACTTCAAGGAAGCCAAGTTCACAGACAGGGACGGACAGACATACAACGGTATCTTTGTTACCGCCCGAGTCAGTGAAGGTGCCCAGGATACATGGCTAAAGGTGTTAGATGGAACCCTATCAGGTTTCTCCATCGGAGGCGCAGTAAACGAAGCAGAGGAAATCTTCAAGAAGTCTGGACAGAAGATTCAGAAGGTTACCGATTACGATTTAACAGAACTTTCTCTAGTAGACAACCCAGCGAATCAGTTGAGTAATGTCGAAAGAGTTGAGAAGAACGTCTTCTCCATTCACAGGGATGATAACGGTCTTGTCAAGAGTATTACAGGCATGGCAGCAGAGCAAGACATTCTCAACGTATTCTATTGCGAAGATGATGAAATTGGTCTAGCCAAGTCCCGTGATTCAGAGGCTTGCCCGGTATGTAACGAAGTTATGAAGAACATCGATTA